GCCGTCTTTCTGCTGCAACTGCTAAATTGGCAGATGATTCTGCGGCAGCTGATACAAATTTAACACTCTCTTGTTCTGCCTTATTCTTTAAAAGTACTGTATAAGCGGCCTTCTTATTTTTAACTAATCCAGCTAATTGATAATAATAACCAGCTAGCATGGCTTTATGCGCTGTTAATTCCTTCTGGAACTCGTCTACCCGCTTAATATTATTAATGTCTACCTTAAGCATGAGTTTGCTGGCATTTTGAATTGCTTTAATATTCGTTTCTACAATTTTTTCAATTTTGTCTAACGATGCAGAGTTGTCTTTATTAAACTGTTCTATCAATTTTTCCAATTCCATATCAAACTCCTTTAGAATATTATTAAATGGTTGATATTGTTATTTGATCGGTTATAATATCATCTAATGCCTGTCTTATGTCTTTACCATCAATCTCATTTCCTACACAATCCCAACCAGGTGTTTTTGATCTGGCAAACAACTCTATACGTGGAAGGTCTCCCATAAGTTGCACAATTTTATCTCTTGTGCAGTCTGGTTTCTTGCTATGACCAGCTATAGGCTCTTGTATTAACTGGAACACTCCAGAGGATTGTCTACTTGGTTTACCCTTTACAGCTATAAGGCATGGTTCAGTATTTCCACGTGTCCATCTTCCCAAACCATAAAATGGTTTACCATTCTTTTTGTTTAATTTTAACCATTGAAACCCAATAGACTTATACATAAATCCCCAAGCCTTAATAAGTGTTAAAGATTCTATCAACATTGGATAAGTTGTCCACAGAAAAAGTATCGCATTGTCATCACATATTTGATTCACCTTAAGACTACAAAGATCATCTATACTTAAAGTGGCATAGTGTGATTCGCAGTTGCCGTTACATCCTTTGTCATTATATGCCCAAGGTGGATCAGCATAAACAATTTGATATTTTTTTCTAGTAAACAATTCGTATTGATACATAGTTATTCTTTAGTATTAACTACTATCTCGTCTTTAGGCGGAAGATTAAAAAACATTTTCCTGGCTTCTGTAACAGTTAATACACTCTCATCCTTACCGATTAACATATTAGCAATTCTAGACCGGTCATAATTCAACTTCGTACCAAGCACATTACAGGTTATTTCTGTGTCTAGTTTTTTAAAGCCTTTTCTAACCAATGTATTTGTATACATAAAAGACTCATATTCTAAAATAGGCATAACCACATTTTCTAAAAATCTAGCCTTTTGTTCTCTAGCATTTAAAGAACCAACATCTTGTACCAGATTTAACATGAACGGTGGCACTTTAAATACGGACGCTATTTTTAAACCAACCCAGCGTTGTGCATCAATAACATCTGTTGCGTTCCAAAATGGGATGTCTTTTAATTCTACCTCTTTATTAATGCCCAATATTTTTGCACCTTCTACCATTAATGCATTCATGTATTCAATCATTTCTTCCAGTTCTTGTTTACCAACATTTGAGCCTTTTTTAAAAGACATAAATGCTGGCTTATAAAAACCCCTACGGATAAAATCAGCGAATTTCTTAGATGATTCTTTATCACTAACAATGTCATTATATGCCCTCTCTAAAGGACTATTAGCCAAAGTAGAATCGCTGTCTTTGTTAATACAAAAATGCATTACTTCTTTTAAACTTAGTTCAATATCTTGATTATTAGCATCCTGTTTGAAGGTAGACGAAGATCCCAATTTTAAGAATTTATATGTAAGGGGTTCTTTGTCTGTGATTCGTAAAGTATAACCTGGAATAACAACTAAATCATAGGGTTTATTATTTTTATACTCAATAATACAAGCCCCATTTCCCCACTTTAACATATCTTTTAAATATTGTTTACGAATCATAAATAATGGTTCTTTATCCGATGGGTACTTTAAAAACGAATTAATAATATCATTTTCTGGGTCTGTATATAATCTGTGTTTAACAACCTCATCAACAATAGTTTCTACACAGACATCTACCCAAACAGTAGACATAATTAATTCACGTAATTGAGACACAGATAACGAGCTGTAGGGTTGATATGTGGCCACGCTTGACCCAAAGCTGACAGCATCTGTTTTTCTGTCTCGAACCTGTTCTAACTCCTTTAACCTAACAGCAGGTTTACGGGCAGTTTTTTTAGTTGTAGTTGCGGGTTTTCTTGGCATTTTAGTATCCTCCTATAAATTATTTGCCAGCTAAAGCTAAGGGTTCTCCATCCGACTCTTCCGACATGGAACTAACAATTCCGGCGAGACAATCCGCCAGATCTTTACTCCCAAGGTTGATTCCCTCTTCTCGCATTCTCCATTTGCTTTTTCTCGGATGGTCTACTTTTTTCTTTTCATTAATAATTAACTCAGTTAATTCACGTATTACTGGTGGGTATAAATATAAAGAAATATCTGTTCTATATATAAAATCTTTAAGGGTGTCATAGGGCCCGCTATTCTTTTCCAATGAAATAAGCTTGGCCTCAATGCCATATTTCTCGCAGATATTAAGAAATAAAGCAGAATTCCAACCATCTGCTGTAATTTTTACAATTGGAAATTTGTATTTTTTCAATAAATTTGTAATAACAAAATCTAAAATTGTATTTAAATCAATTTCTTTTGGCATTCCATCCTCAGGACGAGGTGCTCGTATTTGTAACACCAAGTCTATATAAATTTTAACCTTATCTAAAATATTATAGGAATGTCCTAGCACTAATCCAGCACAGTCTACCACACCCCTAGAAAGGTCTATATGGATATAATACTGTGCATTTGCATGACGTTCTTTTTCTAGACGAATTCTTTTTTCTAAATCTTCGGAAGGATTTTCTTCATACAATTTTTCTAACATTTCAATTTCATACGTATGATAAGGTCTAAACCAATGTTCAAAATCTTCGCTTAAAATATCATGCGTCCAAAATCTTTGAAATCCCTCCTCGCTAAGATTTTCTGGTAAGATTATTGGAGATTGCCTATCATAGTTAATACAATCAGTTATTCTATCTGCCCTTTTTATAAAATTATTTGCACGAAATTTTGGTATTTTGCACTCATACATTAACATTGCTGTAGCTGGATCTTCATCAAAATCCTCTTGATAGGTTTCTTTATAAACAACATGTTTTTTCAATTCATCTGGACAGTCTTTAATAGACCGAATGTCCCAAGTGGCGGCTCTATCAAAATAGACTTTATCCATCTGCCCCTCTTCCGCCTTATCAATTAGATATGCCATATAATCATTTGGAGATGTCAAATAAGATATGTAGAATAATTTATAATGTTTAGGGCAACGAGTTTTGGCAGATGTACGAATATGTTTCCTGATATTCTCTGCTTGGTCAAAACGAAATGACCCAATTTCGTCAAATACGGCAAAGACAGTGTTTTTCCCCTCAGCCTTATACTCCCGAGAATTTAAGCTCCAGGCCCTAATATTCTTTGGGAAAAGGATGGCATTACGAATAATATCCCTATCTATATTCATTCCAAGAGCCTCAAAAAAATTCTTTCCTGTTACAGGATCGTTGGCCTGTTTAACCATACGTATAAACTTCTCAAAAAATACAGACTTTGCTTGGTCTCCATCAAACGCTACATTCACAACGTCTATAGGTTCTCCACTTTTTATTCCTAACACATCCTGTGGATCATTTAATGAGCATAACCAATACACGATATAACACAATAAACAAGCAATACTAATATCTTTACCGGCCCCTTTACCCCAAGCCAGAATAAATTCACAGAACTTATCGCTTAGCATAGATGCGTCTTTATTAAACGCCGCATTTACGGCCTTTTGCTGACGTGGAAAAAGCGGCATATGTATCCAGTCTCGAAAGAAAATTTCAGGCGAGACGGGTTTTTGCCAGAATTTACCAGACTGCTTTGAATTGGTTTCTTCTGCGGTATCCCAAAAGGATTCCCACTCGTTTATATAATCTTTCGACATTAAATATTAATCTCCGAATCAGCTGTTAAATCTTCTACAATTTCTTTTGGTTTTGCTATCTTCGGTCTCGTAGCCGAAAATTCTGCATCTACAACACCTTCTCCATTAAGCGTTTGAATATCAATAGTTTTAAGTCGTTTAAAAGCATATCCACGTTTATCTTCCGGGATTAAATCCATAACAATCCCCTTAAAAATTTCCATAACACTTTTTAATACATCAAGAGATACATAATGTTTATCAATTAAAGCTTGCGGATTAAAGATACTTAATAATTTTGCCTCTTTGTCAATTCTGTCGAGTATCGCTTTTAAAGCATCTATACGAGCCGTAATATACGTTGGATATTTTGGTTCTTGATTAAGCAAACTAAACTTTTTTCTAATATCTCTTAATTTAATACGATTTTCAGAAGATTTATTTTCAGCGTATTCCTGCTCTACTTGTAATAATTCATCTTTTGCCTTTTTTAAATCATCCTCCCAAGCTTTTATTTTAGCTTGACTCTCAACAACCTTATCTTGAATATCTTTATAAAGCGTCCAATATTCGTTCTTAATAATATTAATTTCATCTAATAACTGTTCTACTCTGGCAAATTGCCGTTTTGCAAGCTGAGAGTTGTGAATAATTAAACTCGTATAACGGGCCTGTAAATATTGAACATCTGCTAAAGCCGTATTATAATGTACATTAAGTATTGTAGAAATTTGATGGGGCGTTTTACCCTTTAACATTAATTCCCGAGTTTTTTCTCTACGCTCTTGAATTTCTGTTTTTGATGGTCTGCCACCTTGTGGATTTGTCATTAACTAGCCTCCGAATCACAGTTTTACAAGCATTCCAACCCTTAAAATAATCGGCACTTGGAATATCCTCTGGAAAAATTTTATCTTCTAAGAGTTCATAAAAAGCTAACCCTCGACCTAATAAAAGCAATTTTTCTAAAATTTCCGCCCGAGTCAATCCAACCTCTCGAACAATTTCTTGAATAGTATAATGCGCTAAAATACATTTTAATAATTTAATCTCTTGCGGTGTTAAATACTTGACCAATAAACTTGGCACTGTAATAGATAATTTAGCTAAATCTAAAAACTTTTTCTTATGCGGAGATCTTCCCATAAAATTAGTCCTCTTGTGGAAGCACTGTTAAATCAGATAAAAGTTTTTTCTCGTTTAAAAGTCTTCTATATTGATTAATTAAACGGCTTTTAAAAAATACATACCATTGATTTTTATTCCCCGTATCGGCTATTGTTCCGGATTTTAAATGCGTTAAATATAACACTACAAGTTCATTATAAAGATCTTCTTTTGAATAAACTGGATGTTTCATACTTTTACTAAAAACATGAGACAAATAACTCATAATTTCTTCAATTTCATCTGGTATCTTTTTCATACCCATGTCCTTTGTTATTAAAAAGTTATTGTGGAACTTGTTCCAATACGGTTTATTCCTAAGCGCACCAATTTTTTTACATGATCATCTGTTTTAATACCACCAGACGCTTTAAGTTTAATATCTACAGACAGATCCGATAATAAAGCTTTTAAACTTAGGATTGCTGGATATAACCTTTTATCAAAATCTTGTTTAATTAAACCCGTATTTGTTTTTAAATAATCAATATTAGCTTGTTTTAATAAATCAATAATTTCAAATAACGGAACGTCTTTCTTAAAAATAGTTCCAAGTTCAATAATAACTTTTATTGGTTTCGGAGTATAATTTTTTAAACCTTTTAAGAATTTATGTATTTTAACGAACTTTCCGCTGACGTACCAATAAAATGGAAAAACTATATCAAGCTCATCTACATATTTAGAATCCAATAGATTTTTCATTTCAGTTATATCTTGATTTTTATATAATCCTAGCACCAGTTGAAATTTTTTATTTTGTTCTGTAAATAAATGAAATGTATGAATTGGCGGAAATCCTGCGATGGTAATTAGTTTTAAATCGGGTTTTCTGTATTTATCTGCCACTCTTAAACTACAGGGTTGGAGACAAACCCCAGCATAATTATTTTTATTTGCCACTTCAATCAAATTTTTAATATCCTTTGATTTCGGAGATGTTAAATTTGTGTATTCTATATATCTTGAGTAATTTGGCATTTAATTCTCCCAAAGTCTAAAACCTAGACTTAACAAATTTAACCCGAGTATAAAAATACATATACTTAATGTTAAAATAATTAAAATTGGTGTAATTAAAAAAGTTCCTAGTAATAAAATAGTGATACTAAATAGATTTTTAAAAATTGAAGGATGGTGCATAAAAAACCCTATATTAAATACAATTAAACACCAAAAGTTATTTGTTCCCATTATATAACTTATTATTAAATATACACTTTCCCTTAACAATTCTCTTTAAATCTACATCAAAATAGCCATTATCATAAAAATAAACCACTGCAAACCCATGCGACCATTTATTTGGCCTATTTTTACCATAAGCCGGTGCAAGGTTACACAAACAACCTAAACAATACCCAACTAAAGCAATTTCTCTGGCTGGTGATTCGGAACATTGAAATCTTGGTGAATGCATATCAGCGTGTAAGACGTTGGTTTGAAAAGCATCTAAATGAGCCTTAACATAATTTTGATTATGGTACATTCCATGCGTAAAGCATAATCGTCCAATACGCTCAATGTGATTAATCTCAGTGTATACCTTATAGCCACGCTCATCTAATTTTAATTCAATTTTTGGATTTAGCATATCTTCCAGCACTGGAGTTTCTTCTACTAATTGAAAATACCAATCCTCATGATTTCCATAAAAAAATCTTTTATCGCACTCTTTGGAAAGTATAGAATCAAACATATCTAAAAGTCTATTCCCCTCAATATAATCATTTTTCATTCTTTTATTTTCAAGCGTTTTCTTTTTATCACGTAACCAATGACTGATGGGCTCCATATCCATATAGTCACCTAAAAGGATAAATCCTTCGGGATTTAAGTCTTTGGTTATTTGTAATACTATATTAACAGCCGATTCATCCATGTATGGCACGTGATAATCCGCAGTTACTACATAGGTTTTAAAAGGCTTGGGGCTATTCGGCTGTCTTTGGCTTGTTTTTATTTTCCAATCAATCGGTTTAATATCATCCAGAAATTTCACAGGTGTTTTAGATACTTTTTGAGATTTAATATATGTGTGTTTAATATTATAACGTCTTTGGGCCTTATCTACAGCGTCCAAAGTAGTATTGAGCTTTTTTGCTATATCACTATTGGTTAAATCTGAATTTGCGGAATAAGCTTTTAAGATCTCAATTTTTTCAGGTGTCCAAACCTTAGGCATAATCATTACCTCCCTTAAATATATATTAAACTTATTTGCCAGCAGAATCAACACCAAATGCAATTGTTTTACCATCTGGTGCTTTAACGATTAGATGATAGAATTCATCTCGATATTGTCCCGTACCATTACAAGCTTTGCACTCAACTTGATCTAAAGATCCCAAACCAGTTCCATTGCAAACAAAACATTGCTTTACAATTGATGCGTCTTCAAATTTACAATTTTTAGCCATATCTCTTTTTCCTTAGTATAAGTATACCATATTTTTATGGATTTGTCAAGTCTACCTCATGTAATTTAGATAATAATTGAAATAAATTATTTAATAATAAGAATATTCTTTTGTAATAAACTTCGGATTCAAATGAATTAATATGGTAAGTCCAAAATGTATTAGAAACCCTTGGTATTAAAACAACACCAGAACGCACATCCATAGAATTAAAACCATATTTTAAACAATAAAGTTCTTTATATATGCAAGATTGAATTTTGTGAGATAGACGAATTTCTCTGGATGTTTTAATATCAAATATAATAGGAACATTTGAACATTTACCAATTAAATCGGCTGTACCGGCAGTATAATACTTCTCAACATTGTAAAGATATTCTTCCACGGTATCGCATTTAAAATTTGTTTTTTCTACAAATTCTTTATATCGAACTAAGGCAGAATTTTTAGAATCCCGTTTTAAAGTTTCATAATCCTCAATTATTTGATGTATTTTGGTACCATCATCTGCCGTTTCTTTTAAAACTCTCTTTGATGCTGTTCTGGCCAGGGACAAAGATGTTTTGGAAAAATCACCGCATTCTTTTAAACATTTGATGGCTTGATTAATTGACCACTGCGTTAATCCATCTTTTGGTAATAAACTTAAAATAGATGTGACAGATGGTAACTCTTTTCCATCAGGCAATTTATAAAACCTATATTGACCACGTTGAATTCTTTTTAATGTCATAATTCACCCAGCTCTTTTAAAACCTTTTGATAGGCTTCTCTATGAACTTGATCTTGTCTCCTATCATTCATATCTCTTAAACAAGCTTGAATAGCTTTTTTATAATATCTTGGATAAAACTCTTTAATTGTTTTTAAAGCAAACAACTCGGCATGATATTCATGATATACTTCATCAACTATTCTAAAATCATAGAATAAATGCCCTAATTCATGTAATAAAACATGTAAAATTTCCATTCGTGAAGAAAACATTTTTGTATTATACCGAATCATATAAACGCCATCTTCATTACGGCGAAATACACAAGCATAACAATTAATACGATTATCTTTTTTTACCTCTATTTTATACTTTTTGTCAAGACCTAGTTTGACAATCCAATAATCGCAATATCTAATAAATAAATTAATTTTAGTTTGGTCTTTCATTGTCTGGTATAATGGCTACGAGTTTAGTAAGATGTAAATTACAGCGCATAATAAAATTATTTATATCCTGGGTTGTAATTTTATTAATATGGAATACATAATTCTGTAGCCATACATCATAATCTTGATTACTAAGAGTACAATCAATAATTATTTTTGCAACAATATTTTTTAAATCTAATTGTAATTCATGATTACCAAGCCATTTCATTTTTGCAAACTGCAATTCTTCTTCTGTAATTGGTTTTAATAACTGATCTTTCATTAGCTCAACTGCCATATTAATATTTTTTGTAGATAAACCAGCATATCCAAAATATTGGACAGTTCCGCAACTATATTCTTCGGAGTAAAGACCTGTTCGATAAACGAGATTATGTTTTTCCCGAATTTCATCAAAGAATCTACCAGAAAACCCGTTCATAATAGCTGAATAAATTTCAAATAAAAACCTATCTTCAACTGTATTTAAATGTAATAATCCAGTTAAAACCATGTTGGCTTGATGAATTCCGCTCCTGGGAATAATTAAATCGTCTAAATTATAATTTAAGGGCTCTTGATCAAAATCAGGTTTTAACCAGGCCTTATTACGCTCGCTAGGGATTGATCCAATATTTAATTGAATTGGAATTTTATAATGAGTCTTATAATAATCCATTAGCATATCACGAGTAATAGACAACACTGTTTCCCTTGTGCCTATAATAGGAAGATGCAAGCCGGAATTAACAGAAAATACTGCTTTTTGGGCATCTTGAAATACACTAGACTGCGGATTATCTTCATACATCTCTAACTCTTGCAAAACAACCTGTTTTTCTTTTTCTAATTCATCGTCTGGAAAGATTGAGTTGGATACTATATCATTAATTATTTCACGGGCATAATTAATATATTTGTTACTAATTAAACCATGATAACAAGTGTGTTCTTCTGATGTCCAAGCATTAAATTGAGCACCATATTTATCCATATCCAGCTTTAAAACATTTTTATTTCGATTGGTTGTTCCTTTAAACATCATGTGTTCCAATAAATGGGATATACCTTTAATATTATTTGGTTCGTGTCTCGATCCAACTGGAATAAAAGAACTCACTAAAGTTGAATTACCCGACTGGTGTACATCAATCTGAAACATTTAAACCCCCTCGGTTAATCGTATATAATGAACACGCTCTTGATCTTTTAAAATATCTTTATGCGTTACAACAATAATTTGCTTTAAATAACCCAAATTTAAAAAATTTTCAAAAAGTTGTAATAGTTTCATACAATTATCATTATCCACTCGTTCCAAACCCTCATCAATAAGCATAAAATCTACACCGGTATTACATAATCTTTTAAAAATAGTAATAATCCCCAGTCTAAAACAAAGATTAACCAAAACTCTTTCAGATCCAGATAAATCTTTTAATTCTAGCGTTTCTTTATCTCGGATAATAAAGGGTTTAAAATCTGGCCTGTTTGACTCTGCCTTTTCTGTTCTAATGTCAACGCACATGTCTGGAAAAATACAATTTAAGAGCTGATTCGTAGTCTGAATAATCGTTGGTAAATAAATCTGTAATAAATGTGATGGAAATCCTTTTGAATCAAAAATTGGCATGAGTGTTTCTAACTCTTTAATCCGGCTTAAATTTAAAGTTGGCTTTTGTTGTTTGGCCCGTTCTTGTAAAATTGTAATAAGTTTTTTACACCGATATACCTTTTCATTATAGGCTGTGAATAAACTATCTAGACGCTTTTCTTTTTGTTGGAATAAGTCTTTTTTATCATTGATTTGAGTTATAATTTTATTCAGATTATTTAACTGTAACGTGCATTTTTCAGTCTCTGTTTTAATAAAATCATCTGAAAAGGGCCTAGTACATGTAAAACATTTTCCCTGTTTTATCAAATTTAAATTTTTTAAAAGTATATTTTTTTTATTCGTTATCTCACCCTGTTTTAAATAAATTAAATTTAAACTATTCTGTAGTGTTTTTTGGGTATTAGTTAATGTTTTACCCCAAGCCTCAAGTTTATCTAAAAGCATTTTAATTCTAGCATACTTTTGCTTTAACCAAACTTGATTCCAAACCTTAATTTCTTTATCCAAACTTTTCAAATTAGTGTATTCTAATTTAAGTCTTTGATAAATTTTTGCATACTTGTCTAAATCAAATAGTGTTAATAAAAACTGCCTTAAATATGCCGAATCAAACAAACTTTTTTGTTCTTGTGAGGATATATAAAAAATACTCAAAAACTCTTGATAAGCTAGATTTAATTTAGCATCCAATTCAAGTTTGTCTATGCCTGATAATGAAGATGTTGTTTTTGTGCGTGTTCTTGTTAAATCAAACCCATCACAACTAAGATACACATCTGTTTTTTCAGCATTAAAATTAATAATTTTTTCTAACTTGGAGTTACTAGTTTTACCAAAATATCCAAAACAAATGCTTTCCAATGTCTGTGTTTTCCCAGATCGGTTCGCACCAATAATTACATTTAAGCCAGCTTGAAAAGCCAGGTTTAATTTTTTATGAATTCCAAAATTAGTTAATGTTATATTTTTAAGCATGCCTAGGGAAATATTCCTTTAATAATGTCTGTGTAATTAGATCAACTATTTGCTCATTACGTGTAACTGATAGAGGAAAATAATGTGCCAATGCTACATGAATTATCTCGTGAAGCAAGACCATTTCCAATTGTTCAAGATTTTCAATCGCATCAATATTTAAAAAAATCTTTTCTTCTACAATTCTGTCTTCGTTCATTTCAGCATCGGTTAAAAAAACAACTTCTAAGAATGCTATTGGAAGGCCGAGTTTGTCTATCAAATCAGTTACAATAGATTGAGCCGAGTAGAAAAATGGTTTCATATCGAATTGTCCAGTCTGAGTTGACTTATTTAACAGAAATTAAACCACCCAAAGCTAAAATAAAAGCATCTGCATAATTATCATCTTCAATAATAAGCTCAAATTTATCTTCTATCCAATCTTGAATCTGCTCTTTAATGGTCATTTTAGACTTTGTATCTTTTTTAAATCCGACTCTTGCACGAATCGAAACTGGCTGTATAGGTTCTGGGATATGATTGGCCCAATCGTGGAATGTTAGAAAAGATATAACAGAATATTTAGCTAGAATTTTAGTTGTCCACACACTTGAACCAAACCAACAATCCTCAATAATCACTGTTTTAAAATAATCTATATAATCTGGCAGGCTTTTTTTAACATCTAAAAATTTGGCATAATATTCTGGTAATTGTTTATGTAAGTTCCCCTTGCCTGTCCCTTTCATATTAATTTCATAAAATGCATCTACATATAATTTAGTTTTAGTGGTTCGTAAAACACATATTCCTGTAATATGCTGTGCTCCATCAATGCCAATACTAACAGTATTTGGCTTTAATTCTTTATCTATAATGTTACAAATATCGTTTAAATCAAATGTATGTTGTGGCATGTATGCACCTATAGTTCTATATTAATTCCAACATGATAATCTACAATGATTGGGGTATCTGTTTGTTCTAAAACCCTACTAACCCCTTCGATGATAGCCCCACTAATCATTAATCCTGTTTTTTTATTAAAATCCTTAACTCTGTTCTTTATATCATTTTTTAATTGTTGAATTTCTCCGGCCAATTCACTAGTGTCCATTTGGCACCTCATATAACTTTGGGGTATAAAGCTTAGTTTTTAATTGAGATTTTGTACATTTATCTTGAAAGTGATTTAAAACTTTTTGTATATCCCAACCTTCAAAATTTTTATAACAATCACCGCCATTAACTAAAATATCCCCATCAACGAAGATTTTACCATACTTATATTTTGTGCTTAATGCGTATTGCATTTTTTCTCCTTTTATCTTTTAACTTTTCTGCTGGAGATTTAAAATATTGCCTATACTTTAACTCTTGAACAAATCCATCTTTTTCGCATAATTTATTAAACTTTCTAAAAGCCTTTTCAAATGCATCTGATGAATTATTTTTAACAATAACTTCTATCATTACCTATCTCCTTTTCTACTAAATTAAAATTTATTTTTTTCGTTGTACAATAATCTTTTAATAAGTCTAATTGATTTAAACTTTTTGGAATATCGGATTTAATTTCTTGTATTTTGATTTCTTCTTGATAATACTCCACATTAAAATAATTCTTAATTTTATAAATATTGCGCTGTAATTCTTGGATGGATATACTATCTGTAATTGCACGTATTTTTAAATCAATATTTTTATCTTTAATCTGCTTAAAACCTCTGGCACTAACTTTACCATTGTTACCATACAAATCAATTAGATGCATTGGTTTGCTGGTAATAGGCAAAAATGATAACTTATTATCTTCAAGCAGAGCAATTCTTTTTTCATCGGCAATCTCAGAAAACGACACTTTATAGATTGACCCAACATAATTTATATTATTAAACGATAATCCAGGTGAATGTATGTGTCCCAAGATGTATGTCAAATCCTTAGAAACCTCTTTTTCGCTGTCCGATAAATGCCCGTTAATATATTTAGTACCCTTCACTTCATAATGGCCAAAACAAAATTTATCTATTTTGAGTTCTTCGTGCTGAAAAAAATCACTGCAGAGATCAATCC